AAAAAACTCTAACTTAAATTGAAATAATGACCCATCTTTATCTACTATATTTTCAATAAATGTATCAAAATCAATATCCATATCCATTAAAATTCTTTGTAAAGTATATTTTTTCATTTGTTTTCCCTTTCATTTGTTTATATAAAGGATTTATTTCCTTTACAAATATATTATAGTATATTATTTTCTTAAAATCAAGCGTTTTTTTACTTTTTTTAAAAAAAATTTAGAAATTATTGAATTTATTAAATTATTTTTAGTAATTTATTGCATCAATCTGGTTATTCCAATCGTCTTGGATGCGCATTTTTCCTTTATTCATAATATAAGGCTCTAAAGCATAGCGGGTAGCATCAATATAATGGTTCCAAGCATCCACGATTATCGGTAAAATATCCCCGCTAACCCTATCTTTCTTATAAGAATAGAATTTAAATTCCTCTATTATATGCTTACAACGGGGATGAATATAAATCTTTTCAAATGACCGCATATATTCTATCCCATCCTCAATACTTCCTTTCCATTTTTTAACAGGAAAGCATCTAAACCCGTGCCGAGCCACATAGGAAATGGTTTCTGGTCTGGCACTATCCGCCCTTATCTTCCATTTACGGCTATCAGGAACGGTATCAAATAATTTTGGTAATTCTTCCATTTCAATACCGACCCCACCAGCCTCATAATCTATAAATAAGCAGTTATTTTCAATAAAACAACGAACCAATGCCGTTGCGTCATTTGCAAATCCCCAATCCGCCCCATAATAGAATTGAGTTCCCTCATCCGCTTCAAATTCGGTTATTTCAAACTTTCCTTTAAATATCTGGGCTTCTGTTTCCATTACCGTTTTACCAAGCCAGATATGTTCATACTTTGGATAATCTATTTTTTTACAATACTCCATTTCCTTTCGTAGTGTTTCTGGAAACCAAGGATTATCCATATAATTTATTAAAATAGTTTTACAATCTGGTGGTGGACTTTTTACGAAACGTTTATATGTTGAGTCATCTTCCCTGTCTGGGTTAAAGCAAATCCAGATTTCTGAACCCTCTTTACGAATTGTCGGGATTAAAATTTCCCAAGACTCATCTGTAATATTCTGACTTTCTTCGCATAAACATAAATCTACACCCTCGGTAGATTTAATTTCCTGCGGATTATTATGAATACCTTTAAAAATATATTCCGTTCCATTACAGCCCCGAATTGAATTTTGTGTTATAGTAAAATACTTTTCTAACCCCAAATCAAAAATACTATCGGAAATCAATTTATGGACAGAGTCGGCAATACTATTTTGAAATTGACGAACACAGAGTATTCGCATTCTTCTTTGCATACTTAAAACAAGACTTGCCCTTACCATAGAAACAGATTTACCAGAACCCCGACCACCATATAATACTTTGTATCGGTGCTTTTCACTTACCAGAAATGCCGTTTTCTCTGGTAATTTAATTTCTGGTATATCACTTTTCATCATCCTCTTTTGCTCTTACAGGAACCACATTGATAACGCTAGGCATAGCAAACGACTCCCCATTTGCCCCAGTTATTTCAGTTCTGGTATTAAACTCGTCTTTACATTTATACCGAAGATATTTTAAGGCAAGTTCCCCATCTTCTCCCATATGACTAACAACGCTATGTTTGGCTAACATTATTGGATATTGTTGCCACCACTCTATTTGTTCCGAAAAGTCGGGATGGCTTTTTAAGTAATCATAAAAAGTAGAAGATGGAATTTTTGCTTGTGCCAACGCTTCTTTTGTTAAAGCGCCCAATTTAAACGAGTCCTCTAAAATCTTAAGTTGAGCAGGACTTGGTTCCCAAGCAGGAGCCCCTGTATCGTTCTTTCCATTTTCTTTCTTTTTATAGTTATATGCCTTTGTCATTTAGTAGCACCACTTCTCGGAATTAGTTTTTAATTAAAGATAGAAATTCCTGCCTTGCTTTCGCGTCTTTTTTAAATATTCCACGAACAGCAGAAGTAATCATAGAAGCATCTTGTTTTTTAACACCTCTTGACCGCATACAGAAATGGACGCCCTCACAAACAACATATACCCCAAGAGCATCAAGTTCTTTCATAATGGTATCAGCAATCTGTGTTGTCATTCTTTCTTGGATTTGCATCCGTTTAGCATATAAATCAACTAACCGAGCCAATTTAGAGATACCAATAACCTTTTGGTTCGGAATATATCCAATAGAAACGTGCCCAAAGAACGGGAACATATGATGTTCGCAAGTGGAATAGAATTCACAATTTTTTAAGATAACCATTTCCTCACAAGTTCCCTGTGTAAAGGTTTTCATTAAATCCTTTGGATTTTGTTTATATCCAGAAAAGATTTCATCATAAGCCTTTTGGACCCGTTTAGGTGTTTCCAACAATCCCTCACGAGAAGTATCTTCCCCGATGTATTGCATAATCCGTTCAATATGTTCTTGAACCTCGTTATCTTTTTCATCTGGGAATTTTACCCACTCGTTTGTTTCATCCACATAGTATGTCACCGCTTTTTTCTTTCCGTTCTTCACAAAGATAACCGCTTTATCATTTTTCGGGAATTGTGATAAGGTTTTACCGCTATCAATCAAATCATCCACAATAAGTGTATCTTTCTTGATACCCTCCTTATCTAATTCCATAGGGATTTTTAGGGCATCCGATAAAATCAACCCAATTAAATGCCCGCCACGAGGAACAGCATATATGTTTTCATATTTTTTACCTTTCTTTTTGATTTTTTGTGCTAATTGATTGACTTTTTCTTCTAAATCTCTAATTGTTAGTTCCATTTTTTCCTCCTTTTATCTAATACCTAACAGTTTATGAAATTGTAAACTTAAACGATACTTTGGATTTTGTTTGATAAAATCAAAAACCTCTGCGATATTCATTTTACCATTTAATTCCAAAGGTTGCAAGTATAATTTTGTATTTAAATCAAGTAAACTCTTTAAATACTTATCCCGACCATATTCATACACCACCTTGATTTCATCTGGCATACGACCAATGGCTTTGAAATCAATATCAGATTTCGGTGAACAAGTAATCCAATCAATCCAAGATGGAACTTTATTTGTTCCATTTGTTTCAATACACCGAGTATAACCTTTACAAAGTTCTTCTTCCTCTTTTAATTGTAAAGTAGGCTCTCCACCAGTAAATACCACGATAGCATTTTTATCCCCGTGAGTTAGATAATCCACCTTTTCTTCAATTTCCTCTTTTGTATAAAAATCCCCTTTCGTATGATATTTCGTATCACACCAAGGGCAAGCAAGATTACACCCACACAACCGAATAAATACTGCGGCGTGTCCAGCATAATTACCCTCTGCCTGTAAAGAGTAAAAGATTTCATTTACTTTATACATTATTCATCCCTTTCGTAAGTTGCTTCATTGTTTTCAGACTCAATAACTGTGCATTTATAACAATTCGGAATTGTATCTACAACCCACCTCGCCATATTTTCAGCAGTTGGGTTAAAATCCAAAACATCATTGATATATGAGTGGTCTAATTTATCGTGAACCATTTTTTTGATATGGGTAAAATCTAATACCATTCCATCTTTATTTAATTCTTTTGACTTACAATAAACAATAAACCACCAATTATGACCGTGCAGGTTATGGCATTTGCTTTCATAGGATAACTTTAAGTTATGAGCCGCACTTATTTCCAGTTTTTTCTTTACGTAATACATTCTATTTCTCCTTTTTAACTAATAGTAAAGCACTAAACATAAACACTTGCTTGCTATGATTAAATGCCGTTGAAAACTGTAAGTCAATAATATCTCTTTCTTGCCCTATTTTTTCAATCTTTTTATCTAAACCCTCGTGATTTCCTGATGAAATTGTAATAGGTTCTACTTCTCCATATTCTCTGAATTTCATTTTAATCCTCATACTCCGTTGGGTCTTTTACATTTGCCTGCTCAAATGCCTCTTTTCTTTCTGTGCAAGTTCCGCATTTTCCGCAATGTTTTTCCTTACCTTTATAACAAGAATAAGTTAAAGAAAAATCAACCCCAAGTTCGTTTCCCATTTTAACAATATCCGTTTTATTCATTTCACAAAACGGCGACATTACTTCAATATGTTTTGCTGTCCCCTCATAAATTGCTGTCGCAATTCCAGAAATAAAAGATGGTCGGCAATCAGGATAAATAGCGTGGTCGCCACTATGGTTTCCTAATACCAATACATCACAATCATTACTTTCCGCAAAACCAGCCGCAATCGCTAGCATAATTCCATTTCTAAAAGGAACAACGGTTGATTTCATATTCTCCGCAGTATAATACCCCTCTGGAATTTCGCCGCCAGATTGGAGTAAATCCGATTTAAAATACTTATTCATAAAGTCAAGATGGATAATAGTATTTTTCACGCCTAACTTTTTACAAGTTTTTTGGGCATAAGAATTTTCAATATCATTATGCTTTGACCCATAATTAAAAGTAATTGTTTCTACTTCTTCATATTTTTTCTTTGCCCAATAAAGAGCCGTAGTGCTATCTAATCCACCACTTAAAACAACCAACGCTTTCATTTATGCCTCCCACTCTTTGATGGTTCTTATTAAAAAATGAGAGTCCGATTGACAACAAACCTTTAATTTTGTTGGATTGTATATTTTTTTCATCGTATCAAACACATTTTTTACTAAATTTTCACAAGTTAGTTTTTCGCCATTTAAATCGGTTTTAAAATATCTTTCCAAATCCAAGAAATCAACTATTTTATCGTTTAGTTCAATTTCAATCTTTAATGTCGGTTTATAATAATTCAATCCAAGTGTGCAATAACAAATTACAGGCACCTCAAATTCCATTCTGGTTATTCCTTGTTCGTTATTATATTGTCTAAAATT